TGCATCTAGCTTGATATAGTTCCCAACTTGGGGTGATTTGCCTATATATGCCATTAACTTTCTACTTCTATATGTTTTTTATATGCTGTTTTTATCTCATTTGTGTGAAACTGTTTTACCATTGCTTTTACGTCTGCACTTTCGTTGGTGCTGTCATCATTTGGTGCTACAACATGGCGATGATAACTTCTTGATATCTCTTTTCCATCTTCTTTTATAACTGTCGCTGTTCTTACTTGTATGTGCTTGAACTCACCTACAACTTCTATTTTGTCTTCTACTAATTCTTTTGTTATTGCCATTTTTTATATCCTTATAAATAAATTTTATGCAGAAGGGTAGCTCAAAGTAATAGATAAATCTGAACCACCAGAAACATTAATATCTGAAATTTTTATGCTTGAATCAGCAACATTTACGTCATTATCTCTAAGAACAAAAAAAGCGTTACCATTTTGAATTTTAGCCACTACATAATTTTCAAACGTAATTTTATCTGTTTCAACTGCTCCAATCCCAAATAAATAAGATGAGCCTAGAAGGTCTGCTGTGAAAGGTAATCCTCTTACATGAATTGAATTACTACTAGTCATGCCACTTGTATTTATGTTGAATAATGTACAATGAATTTCAACATGTTTTCCTATTTTAATATATTGTCCTAGAAAAGTACCACTTGCAGTATTACCACCACTACTTGAGTCTGCTACAACTGGTGTGAAACTCCCCTCCTCATAGTCGTCAAGTAGTTCCGATGACATGGTTGTTCCATCACTCGTAGCTGAGAAATTAATACCATGACCACTTGCTAGGGTAATATCACCATCTGTAAGTGTAAGACCATTAGCTATTGTTGGACTGTTTTCTATTTTTGCACCAGTAATAGCATCATCGGCAACTTTGGCGGTTGTTATCTGCCCATCTTGTATATCAGCACTTGTAAGTAAGGCTGATGCGGGTTGTACTCCTATAAATGGCATTGTTCCCCCTTATGTTATTTCTAATATACTAAGTGTAGCGTCTATCTTACTGGCAACACTACAATCAATCTTTAAAATATCTGTGGTTTGCAATACCACCTTACCCCCCGTGAGTAGTTCTAGGGTTGAGCCATTTGGTATGCTTACATCTTTTGCTAGTAAAACTGTTTCGTTTGTTTCTGTGTCGCTTGTGTCGGAAACTAGCTGAACATCCACTGTAACCGCTGTTGTGTGTATATTACAAAGCAATAAGCCTATGACAACTGTGGTTGTGGAACTTGGTACTGTGTAAAGTGTTAATGGCGTTCCCGCACTTGCGGGCATTGCTCCGTTGGTTTTTACCTTAAATGTGTTAGCCATATTCTACTCCCTATCCTAGAGCAATCGCCAAAGGTAAAGCATTAGGGTCTGTTTCTGATATAGTACCAGTCGTTGACATTGTGCTTGTGATTGCGTTGCTTGTTATATTTATTGAAAACAACTCAATATTGTCAGAACCATCGTTAATCTTTACTTTAAGTGTGCCACTTGTTCCATTATCGACCCATATTGTGCCTGTAGCTACTGAACTTGGTGCTGAACTTCCTATGTGTGAAGTATTCAAAGCCGTCAAAATATTATTCAATTCAGTCCGAAAAGAACTAAAACCTTGATTTGCTAAACTTACGTCTGAAACTTGTGCCATGATTTTTTATACCTTTTTCCTGTTAACTTTGCAACCCAAATCCCTTTGCTATGTAGTCAAATGTTCTATCGACCGCACCCCCACTAGAATTTGCAAACGCTATTGTAAACCCACTAACTGTTTTTGAACTTATTGTGAAAACATCACCAGTTGCCATATTTTGTGCGGAAATACCAATTGCAGGTGCTTCAAAAAATGGGTTTGTATATGTTACTGTTTTACTTCCACTTGACGTTGTCAAATTACTTTCAGCGATGGTTCTTTCTTCCATATTTAATTTAATCACAATTTGTTTTACATTACTAGACGTTTGAGCGTCATCATTTGACAACTTTAAACGAAACTTTGCAAACTTAAATTTAAATGTTGCTGATTGTGTAATATCTTGAAAGCTTGTGCAATCCGCTAATGAAGTAGTGGAAGTTGCTATCTGCACTCTATGAAAAGCGTGTATTTGTTCCGTTCCATCAAAAGGTGCTTTGGCTTCATCGAATAATAACGCACCTCTACCACCATCAAACAAATCATAGGGGTTTTCTGCGTCTAGGGTTATTGATGGTTCTATATTGCCATCAAATATTTGTGTGAGTGAAAGAGAATTAGTGAAATTGTAAAACCCTTTTGCATCTCTGTTTGTATTATTGAAGTTTGGGTTTGACGTTGTATCTGTTCCCCCTAGCTCAAAATCCCCTTCAACACTATCAAAATTACCTACTGTATCGTCAAAATTAGTGACTGTATCTAAAGATAGTATAACATCCCCCGATGGGTCTATCTTTACAGCAAGCGGAAATGTTGCATCCATTTGGTCTGAAGCCGTGAAAATATCGGGCGTTTCTGTGAATGTTGATATTTGTTTGTAGGCTTGTATAGCTGAAATATTGGTTGTGACTATGGTGGCTTCTGCCGATGTATTGCCGTTTTTATCTACTGCTTTGATAAGATATGAACCGACTCTAGCGGGAACTACTGCGTTATCGCACTTTCTTCTAGGGCATCTAACAAGATTTGTTGAGTTTAGCCAGTTAGCACCAGTTGTAACATTTTGATAGCGTATTTCATAAAAAGATATATCCAAGTCGCTATTTGCTGAAGGTGGAGTCCATGTAAGCTTTAGATGGTCTTGACCATGCAACTCAACCCCGAAATCCTCCACATTGCTAGGCGGTTCAACACCCCCTACTATTGCCCTTGTAGTTGATATGAAGGTACTCTTAGACCCTATAGTGTTTACTGCCCTTACTCTGACTTGATAGGTTGCACCATCAATCACATTAAGATGTTGATATTCCAGTATTTTTCCAACTGCTATTTCTCTAAATGAATCAGTTACAGCGTTCCCATCGGGGTCTAATGTCTGCTTTATTTGTACCTCATAATTATCAACAAAAAGGTCTGTTGACGCTCCAATAGTGATTAACATTCGGGTTATAACAATTCCATCGGCATACTCTACCAGTTCATCAGCTAGTGTAATGCTTGCGGGTGGCTGTACTGAAAAGGGGTTTGGAAGTGTTGTATCGGGTATACTAGGCACTTCCTGTTGTGTACCGAATGTGTAAAAACTATCTTGATGCTCTGAACATTGTAAACTTACTGTGTGGTCTGTATTTATCGACATTCCCTGTACTCTAAAGGGTTTTGCGGAAAAGCTAGGGGTTGCATGGGTCACGTTTACTATGTCACCTATAGCTAGGTCTAAGGCTGTTGCATCTGCTCTAAGTGATATATCAAGGCTAGTTCTGGAGCGTCTAAGTATTATTTCTGCCATTTCTTGAGCTTGATATGGACTTGTAAACATAGAAAAGTCAAATCTGCCCTCTAGCAAAAGACCACCATCAGCGGTTTTCATATTAGCGTGTTGGTCTGCCGATGCTAACCCTGTTTCATCTACTGGCGGGAATTGTGCTGTGTCTGATTGATAATTTTTATCTGGATTTATAAAGTTTACAATAACCCTGTTATATCGTGAGTTCTTGTTTTTACTTTGGACTGTGATACCGCCTAATATATTGTCTTCTGTGAGCGTTATAGACGCTGTGCCTGTGCTTTCGACCAATATATTGTATTTACCACCCGAAAAGTTTAGATACGACCTAGACCCCCTTACAAAGTTTTTGACGTTATCTATAGCTTTTACTGACGTATCTACTACCGCATGACTATCCATAAGGTCAATTTGGCTTGCACCGCTGAAAGGTGTGATATTTGTATCACAAACATCTGTGGCGGTCTGCCAATCTGCAAAGTTACTATCAAAATAACTATTTGGAATACCCATGCCAAACCTATCGTTTCTGAGATAGTCTAATAGCTGTAATATAGGGTTGTCCGAATATTCCCATGTTGTGCTTGTATCTGCCCTGTGGCTACCGCTACCCCCTGTAACTGTGCTATCCAGATTTGGGTTATAGACCTTTCTTCCTTTAATAATTGCTTGAACTTTAGGTAATGACCCGAACTTATCAGCGTTCCATTCAAATCTTAGAGCTAGATAGGCTAATCCTCGCAATCTGTGGTTTGAAGTCCATGAAGTAAGAGTAGATAAAAGGGTTGATGCTGACTGTGAATCTGTTCCTAAATGTGCTTCTACTGTAATCAAACTAGAGTCAGCAAAGAAGTTTGAATCGGAACTTGCTACTGTTCTTTGTGTGCCATCGGTCAATGCTCCGCTAAGAGTTACTTGATTTTCATTTACGAATAGGGTTTCTACGCTGTTTATTTCCCCTTCGCTAAGAACCAAAGCCATATATAAATATTGATTATCTGTTCCCGATGTTTCTAAGAATACAACATTACCACCGACTTTTCTTGTGCCATATACAACAGGAATAGAAGCGTTTGCCCTAAATTTATTGACTAATATCCCCTGTGCTTGCTGTTCTGCATAGTCATCCCCGAACTCTGGAATGTCTGGCTGTGGTATTAGCCACCCTACAACGTCTTCTACTACGTCTACGACTACATCAACTACATCTCTTACGAAATCGCCTACATCATCAAGAAAATCACCAATAAAATCACACATTTACACTAATCTCCAGTTACCGCCCATATTTTCGAACCCAAGTTTTTCTAATACAGCACCTATTTCTATTTTTGTTGTGACCCCCATAACTATCGGCAAATCATCAGCCACATTTTTCACGCTATCTATCAGCGTTTTTACTAGCTTAAAATTTCTATATTGTTTCTTAATATATAGTATATTTATGTTTATTAGTTCCTGTTTGCTAAACCAATATTCTGATTTATGGAATATGCAACAGCCAATAAGTTCTTGTTGGTCTAACTCTTTTACAAGAATAATCTTGCCCTTTTGTAAAATAAAATCAATAAACGCTTTTAGTTTTGGCTTATCTACTTTGGGTAAGTCTACGTCAACTAAATCGACTTCTTTAAAATTTATCAATAAATCAAAGACATCTTGAAAATCTTTTTTCTCTGCTTGGTATATGTGAACGCTACTCATACCCGACCCCATTTAATGTCGCTTACAGTCAAAGCGGAAAATTCCATGCCTTTGTCGGAAGAAAAAAACCTTTTTTGTGAAGTATCTGACGTTGTTCTACCACTTTGTTTAGAAAAGTTTCCCCAATGTGACGTAACAGTTAGGTTTATACTTGCTGATTTTGTGGTATCCGTAATTTTATATTCGTCTATTGTTCCATAAAATAACAGGAATGGGTCAGCTATTAGTGCAAGGTTTGCATCTAAAAACCCCCTATAAACAAATACATTATCGTTAATGATGTTTTCGTTAAGTGCTATGGATATATAGGTTTGGTCTACACCAGAAAGATTAACGATAAGACTATTCTTTGAAGGTGCGTTTGTTTCGCTTACCCCTGTTATTCCCCTAAAATGTCCGTTTGCTAAGTATGTTCTTGATGTTCCAGAAACGCTTGATGTTATGTCAAAGCTTGCATTTGTGAGATATACTGGAGTTCCGAAACCTAATTCTAATAAAATAACTGGTTCAATATTTCCTGTGGCTAGTTCTGTTTTTACTGCACTTGTTAGACCTCTAGCCATTTATAAACTCTCTATTACATCGAACTCATAATTAAATAATAAGTTTCCATTCTTGTCGTTTTGCCCTGTTGCGAACTCTTGAACGTCACTCGTTAGGTGGACTGTAAAAGGCACTGAATCATAGGTGACCGCACTATTATCCGCTAGTGCTTCTCTAAGGGGTGGTTCTATTGTGACTGTTGACGCATTACTAGATGACGTTGCATCTTCAACCACCATATAAACTTTATCGTGAGCAAACTTGATAAAATCACCCGCTTTAAGTCTACCCGCACCATCACCCGCAAAGCCATCTATAGCTATTGTTGTATCCGTTGCCGTGTGTGAGCCATTGACTAACAAAGTGCCTGTTTCGTTGCCCTGTGCGTTTAAATAGCTTGGGAAGGTGACTGTAAAATTATCTTTTCTGTTTCTCTGCTTCATTATGAAAGCCATCACAGGTGCAAAGTCTGCCCTAGTCATGGGAGGATATGAAAGAGTAAAACTAAAGCGTTGACCTTGCACTTGTCTTCTAAATGTCTTCCCGCTATCCGTTTCACTAAACAAAGTCTTTTGATTGCTCTTGATATTGATAGCTATAAAATCTGTTTTTGGTAAAGCTCCACTCATACGACTGCCATTTTACCCTTTTCGTTCATAGCACTATTAATAAGGTTTACGATTACACCCCGACTATTTACTAACAATTCGTTGAAACCCCTAGCATCTACAGTATTGATATTGAAGTTTACTGTGACTTGTTTACCCATTCCTAGCTTGTCATTTGGTACAACTGTTCCCGCTTGGTCTGGTACAAAGAGTTCTGCACCTTTTTCCCCAACAATGCTTGGTTGTCCTACTGGCGGTCTACCACCTTTTTCAAATCCTTTTATTTTATTTATGATACCCGCACCAAACGCTAATGCACCGCCTACAGCGACTATATTGAATGGGAAGGGTATGGAAGCAAAGGTCTTCATAGCACCCTCATATAAGCTTATAAATGCTTTTTTGATTGCATCTGCCTTAAACATTGCTAAACCTTTTTTAAATGCCATCTGGATTGCTTCTCCAATAAGCATTTCAACAGTTTTTCTTACAATAAAAGTAGCTAAATCTTGAAAGCTAAGTTTGCCTGTCATTACAAAGTCTGTAAGTGATTGTTTTAATCCCTCAAATGCCGATGCACCAATATCCTGTATTTCTTTGAACATTTCTTTTTGTGTTGAGAAAGCATCTGTAAAACCTTTTTTCAAGTTTTCGTAAAACCCTGTTAGTTCTTTAACAGCGTCACCTTGTTTTTTTGTTGCATCTGTGACGTTGCCTAACCCAACTTCAACAGTTTCCAAAGGAACATTCATGTAGGCTTTATCTAAATCAAATAATACTTTTTCTAATTCTCTTAATTCTTTTGTCGCTTCAAATGTTTTATCTGATTCAAAAGGGTTTGTTATTTTATCAAAACTATTATCAAAATCCCTTATCCGTTCTCTGAGTTCATCTCTTAATTTTTCATAAGAGTCACGAACCGCATCAAATCCATCTGAACTGTTATCGGAAAAAGTTGCAAATTGTGCTGTTAAAGCATCAACTTCTGAACGAAAATCCTCTAAGGTTTTTTCTTTTTGAAATACTTTGAATAATTTGTCTAATTTTCCTGTGGCTTCCAAAGCACCTACCCCAAGAGCAAGTAAACCGACTAATCCTGTCGTTTTTGAAATTCGGTTGAGTTTCAGCATACCGACCCCCGCAAGGCTTAAAGAACGAGCCAAGCCTAAAAACGCACTTGATATTTTTGCAACAACCAGAGCCATTCCTAATGCCTTAAAAATTTTAAAATTATCAGATATGAATTCAACGCCCTTACCCGCAAGAATAACCGCATCTGACAATCCTTTGCCAACTGCCCTAGCTATCTTGTCTATAGTTGCTTGATTAGCTTCTAAGGCTTTATCTAACTCACCGAATTCCTGTTTTAGTCCTTTTAAAAATTCGTCTGCTACAGTTTTTTGGAAGTTAAAAATTTTATCGCCTATCATTGAAAGCGTTCCTGTGAAAGTCTGTGCTAAATCATCTGTTGCACCCGCAAACCTTCCACCTTTTCCAAATACTCTTTCAAATGCTTCGGCTGTTTCTTCTGCCGTTACTGTAGCACCCGCCTTGAATCCTAGTAAATCCCGAACACCTCTTTCCCTAAAAATGTCGGCACTAGCTACACCCGCTGAGAATGAACGCTGTATTTGTTCGGCTGTTGTTTGGAAATCAAGACCAGTAACACTAGCAACATTCCCTGTTATTTCTAATATCTTTGCCAATTCTTTTGAATCTTTTGCAACAACGGCTAGATTTCCCGCTCCCGCTTGTATTTGCTCTAGGCTGAAAGGCACTTTCGATGCAAACTTCGACATAACATCAAAAGCTTTTGCACCTTCTTCTACACTACCAAATAAGAATTTTAGTCTGATTTGAAGGGATTCAACTTGCCTACCAACATCAACAAACGACTTTATCGCAACACCCGCACCTATACCCACAAGAGCATTTCTAAGATTGAACACCGATTGTTTTAATTTATCGACCCCTGTTGTGGCTGACCTCATAGCTTGGCGGGTCTTATCCTTCGCTATAATGTCTATATTTACATTTTTTGTTGCCACTATCTACTTGCCTTTGCTAGTCGTTCTTGTCGTTCTCGTTCCTCATGTTGGATTTGGAAGTAAGCAATCCACATATTAAATTCTTCAACTGACATTTGCAAGATTTCGGAAACTGTTTTGTGAAGCTTTTCGGCTA